TTCTCTAGCAATTGAAACTTGTGTTCCTGAAGTGGAACCTCCACCTCCGCCGCCACCGCCGAATATAAAACTCATATTACTTTAACTCCTTTGTGTATAAATATCTTTTTACTTTCCATTCTTTACTTCCTAAAAATTTTAACCAACCTGGTCTCGCATGCACTGCTATTTTTTTGCAATCTTCCGATCTTGCAAAATCTTCTATTGTCTCTGCAGCTTCGTCTTGCCATAGTTCTCTTTTTTCACCTTTCAACAGTATAACTTCACACTGTTTGTAGTTTGGTAGAATCATTACTCTAGTGACAAATACACCAAACACTTTGTATCTCTCACCACAATCGGAACCAAACATCATAAATAGTTGGTAGTCCCCATCGTTAATTCCTTGTCGAAGATCTTCAATACTCATGGGGTCGCCATCGTATTTTAAACCCTCCCTTAACATAAACTCTACAAGTGACCAGTACTCGTCAAGTTTTGTGGGCTCGATGTAAAGTACACCGACCTCTTTTTTAATTCTTTTCTTTTCTGGCTGCATCTAGTAAATCAAATACTCTTTTAAATTTAGCTTGTTGACCATAAAAAAATGCTGCTCCCTTTTTTCTCATGTCTTTCATACTAGTTGGGTCACCACCTTCGATGATACCTGCACCTAATATTGCATCTGCACGAGAAACAAATTCTCCATCTGCTAGCTGTGCTAACATTGTATCTTCATCTTTATCACCATTACCTGAACCGTCTTCTACATAACCATGAGCTCTAACATAATTACTATAGTCGTCCTTATCGTGATCTGTCATTGATGGTAAATAGTTTATGCCACCTTTATTAAATTTTCTTATCTCTGCTATACCGCCTTTGCTAAATGTATATAGTGAATTACCTTGTTGATAAGAGTATGGTGAAACTCCTGCAGCTTCTCCTTCGTAATCATAGGTATCTAAAACATTTGCTAATTGTGCATCTGCATCTTTTTTTGCTTGTTCGTAATCTTCAGGTCTTGAACCTTTTGGTGGTTCAACTGGATCTTCATCTCCTGCTAAAGCAGTAGTTGCCGCCGCACCTATACCTAGTTGTGCACCTGGCGATAAATCTCTAAATCCAAAACCTTGTTGTGTTATGTCTCCAGCTTTGTTTGTTAAAGTAGGTTGACCCACTAATCTTTCAATACCACCACCTATCGGTGTCGAACTTAATTGTTGTCCTAATGTTTTATTTACTCCAGCCGCACCTGTTAACTGAGGTCCTGCAGCTTGTCCTACAAAATTACCAGTCATTCCTGGAAGTGAAGTTTGCCCAAAAGCTGTTGGTGCAAAAGAACCCATACCCTTACCAATTCCAGCCATACCTGCAAACTGTCCTATACCACCTGCAATGGCAGCGTCTCTTAATGATCTTTTAGTTGATTTACCTCTAAGCTTTTGTATGCCAAAGGTTGCTAATGCTATTGTTAATGGATCCATAATATTTATAACTAGTTATTATGGTATTTTAACTTATATGAGGCTATTCTTCAATATCACCCAATTTTATAGAATTCATCCTTAACTTTACCTGTGTAGTGATGTTCACCAATATGGCTTATTTGTTCATCACATAAGGCATAAATTTTCTCGTTTATTGATCTCCAAAGCTTACAGAAATAAAAGTCTTCACCCATATAAGTTTTGTTTTTAGGGCTCCAATAAGTATCAAAAAAGTTATAGTAATTTGGTCTATCTACTAACTCACCATTCATCATAGTCTTTTGACTAATAATTAGTTCAGAATAATGTTTAATAAGTTTATCAAATGCAGATCGTTTAATCATCATCATACCTGTAGGTCCTTTTTCAACTTCAATAAAACCATCAACAGGAGTAATATTCTTAGTATCTGGTAATTCAATCGGAAACAACATACCCATTGTGCTTATATCATCATCAGGTCTAGCCTCAAAATCTTTTCTAAATTTAGCATCTGTTCTTTGTTTCATAGGATAAGGTATTAAGCTTATTTCATGCTTTGAATTAAACAGTCTATAGACAGATCTTGTTGTAAATTCTACGTCTGAATCTATGAACAACATTTGATCGGCATCTGAATTAAGGAAAGAAGATGCAAGTAAGTTTCTTCCTTGTGTTACAAGTGAAGACTTCATTAGTTGAAATGTAATCTTAGTTTTATTTAAAATACATTCCTTTTGTAAATCTAAACAAGCTCTCATAAAGTGTATTGATACGTCTGAATGCACAGGGGTGCACACCATTAGATGGTTTTTATTTATTTCTTTTGACACTTATGGCTCCTTTCAAAAAGTTTTCCCAATGTCCTGCTATGAATTTCCAATCATAAAATCTTCTGTAGTATTCTTGTTGGAATTTAAGGCTCTGACTTAAATCTTGTTTTAAGATATCTTTAGTTCTTAAAATACATTCTGCTAACTGAATAGCTAATTTAGGTTTATCTTGTGTATAGGGTATGTAAATAGGAAACTCAGCACAAGTTTCTGGTAGGGCGCCGAGATCCGTGGTTATTAAAATTTGTCCTGCTGCTAATGATTCCATAGCAGATATACAAAAAGTCTCTTCCCAAATACTAGGAAAACAATTTACATCGTACTCATGAAGTTTAGATACAAGCTGTTTATGATCACAATAACCCATATAGTTAACATTAGCCATCGACTTAGCTTTTTCATAAAGTTTTTCATATTCCTTATCATTATTTTTGTGAAACTCTGCTCCATATATAATTGTACTTGAATAAACATCAAGAGTAATATCTGGATCTTTAATCGCATCCATTGCAGCTAACGCTACTTCTAATCCTCTCCAAGGTGTAGATATATAACACATCTTAACTTTTGTTTTTGGTGTAAAATCTGTTTTTAATTGAAGCTCATCATAATCAATTGCATTTTTAATTACTGTACATTTGTCTTCAGGTATTTTAAAAAAGTATCTATACTTCTCAAAACTCCAATGACTATTAAAAACATACCAATCATATTTAGAATGATTATCTTTATTTTGAAACCATGGTGCTAAATTTGGTTGATCATAAGAATTTTTAATCCAAAGTATATTTGACTTGATTGGATCTAAAGGTTCTTTCTCTGGAATAGATGTCGTAATTTGAACTGAATCAAGCACACCTTGGTTGATGTGTTTTTTTAAATAACTAAATTGTAATTCTGTACCGCCGGCTGGTTGCATTATTTGGTTTTACCAAAAATACTCATAGATGCAACTGTTATTTTCTGATTTATTTGTAAATCTTCAGCTGTAGTATCTGTGTTATTATTAGCTACATCTAAATCAAATTCTTCTTTTGAAGCGTAGACTGTGCCAGTCCTTTTGTTTTTTATCTCCTCAACTGCTTTTGCAGGAATAACAGGAACTTCTTTCCCGTTTATAATCATAGTTTTACGTGTCATTGCGTACGTCCTTGTCTGTTGTACTTTTTATAACACCTTTTCTTACTTTTGTTAAGACTCTTAGTGTGACGTCTAGGACGCTTTTTAGGCTTAGCTCGTTCAATAAAATCTTTAAACTTCCTAGCCATTTTCGTCTGTTCTATTTATCAAAGCGTAAGATATTACACCCTTTACTACATTTGCTGTACCTGCTTGCATTTTAATTCCATCACTTTCTTCCAAAACTAAAACTTGTCCTGCTGCTTGATCTGTTTCATCTGCAGACATTGATTTGTGATAAAATTCATAATCAGCCCCCGCAGAATTATCCCTTAAATACATCTCAACTAAATTATTACTATTGTGTTCATTAGTCACTGAAATACTTTTAACAAGTGCTCTTGAATCAGCTGCAATAGTTAACGTTGTTGTTAAGTTTGTAGTAGTTAATAGGAAACCTTGGTTTTTATATTGTAGTGCCATTATGATACGAAGAATGCAAATGTTTCTTCTTGCTCCTTTGCTTCCTTTTGATAAGTAGTGTTTAATTGATTTTGTAGAGTTTCTATTGCTAAGTTAATTTGTCTAAAAGCATCAGTTGAAAACTCCTGTGGTGGTTCTGGTAAAAATACTTGTACTTTAGCCATTATCTTCTTCCATCTGGTTGTATGTCAAATCTAAACTGACCAAATCTCCAACTCTCATTTAACCCGTCATTTTCTACTTTAACTGCAGCAAGTCTTGCTCTCGCTCTAGTATCTACTTTATCTGTAGACGACGTAATTGTAAATGGCCCTAATGGAGAGCTACCTTGAGTTTGCGCAGGATAGTCTCTTGTAGTAATGGTTATTTTAGCATTACCATTTATATATTTAAAATCAGGAATAAATCTTCTTAGTTTAATAAAAAACTCACCATCGCCTTGAGCATCTAAATCAAAATCCCCTGATGTTATAAAAGCCGGTATTACATTTGTAGTACCATCAGCAAGAACTTCATTAGTTCCTATTTCGTGTCTAAATACTCTACTTCCACCATTTGATATACCCTGAATAGTTGGAGCAGTCGGTGTTAAATTTACGTCAAACTCAGTTGCAATAGGTTCATCGAATAGATGGGCATCTGTATATGTTGTTCTAGCTAAAGTGCTTGTAGTCCAAGTACGCTCTACATAATTATAAGTAACTTGTCTGTTTACATATGGAGAGTTTTTAGTTGCATAAAACCAAGAGATTTCAGAAAATAAACTATTATGTGCAGCATAAGTTAATTCAGAACCATTAGAAAAATTAAAACCTGGCGCACTATCGTTTGTTTGAAATACAAAATCTTCGACTAAAGATCCTAAAGCTTTCACTGTACCATCAAACATAAAAAATCCACCTGAATCAGAAATCCAGTAAACAGCTCCATTAGCATAAACTAAAGAATGTTGTCCTACACAACCACAATTAGATCCAACCTGTCTTATACTAAATGTAAAAGGGGGACCTACAAATTGCATTAAGTATGCAGAGGTATCTGTTAATATTAAAATATAGTCTTTTGCTTTTGCAGCACCTACAATTTTTGTACCACTATCAATTCTAAATGAACCAGCAGTATTTGTAGAGGTTGCATCATAATCGGTTAAAGTCTCTTGATCCGAGAATCTTATAAACATTTTATCTTGTGTGACTTCACTTCCAATTGTTGTTTCGGTTCCTAAAATAATTAAATGTCTATCTCTATCAGATACTATGCTCATTACAGATCTAGTAGGTGCTCCAGAGATTAAAGATGCTCTTGTGTTAACACCCGCCCCATCACTTGGGTTCCATGAAAAAGTAGATCCGTTTTTTATAGTCGCTATTAACAACTCTCCATAATTATCTAAAGACCACGATCCGGGATCTAATATCGCACTAGAAGTTGTTCTTGGTGTCCCCCATGTGGAACCTCCCCATAATGCAGTTCCCCATCCATAACCAAAGGCTTGTTGTAAGGGTCCTATTTTATAATAAGGTTTACTATCTAATGTACCATCGTTTGTTGCTCCAGTTCCTGTTTCAGCTGAAGGCATTGTAATTGTAAAAGTATCTGTGGTTGGTGCTAACTGTACTTCAAATAAAACATCATCAAAGTCAGTTGCGGTATAACTTGTTTGACCGCCTGTAAAAGAACCTGCATTTTCAAATGTTAAAAGATCACCTTGTTCTAGTCCGTGAGCCGTAGGTGTTGTGATTGTAACAGTTGTCGAACCGTTTGTAGTTGTAATATCACAACCTGTTTTTGCTAATGAAGCATCTAAAGGAGTTATGTCATAATAGTCATCACCATCATAGATATATAAAATCTTATTTGTGCCAATTGCTAAATATTTTCTACTCTCTAAATCAGCCCAGGTATGAGATTCACGACCTGCGCCTACAAGTGTTTTGTCTAATATCTCTTGCCAACCACCTATTTTTTCAGGCATTCCGTATCTGAATCTAACAAAATCCCCATCTACCCATTGGTTTTCAGCTCCAGAGTCAGAAGCTTGTTTATTAAAACCAGGTTGAAAGTTTACTTTTTGTAATGGCATGCTTGGATTATACACTATAAGCGTATATCTATAAAGATAAGGCTATTTTGGTAGTATTATATTCCACTCCAAAGCAGAGATCAACTGTTCTAATTGTACTATTTTTACTTTATTATCTTTTAAATACTGATGAAGTTCTTCAGTATCTACTACAATAAACTGGTTTTTAATATCGTAAACTATTTTGTCAGCTTCGGTGTTAAATGAACCATACTTTCCGATTTGACCTTCTTTTGTTTTTTTTAAAGATTCAGTGTCGAATTTATAAAAACCATTTTTACCTATTATTACACCTGCAATATCCCATGATTCTTTTTTAGTTGGATATTTTATATTAATTAAAAAGTCTTTAAACAGTTTATTTTTCAACTTGGTCTTTTAATTGATTTCTTAATTTGCCAATTTTTTTAGCATAGTTATCAATTATTTGATTTAAAGTATCTATGTAAAGTTTTTGAGTTTCAATCTGACATTTTAAATCTTTGTTAAGCATTACTTCACATTTCTTAACAGCTATTTCTTCTTCTAGTTTTATTTTAAGTTCTTTATTTTGTTCTTCTAGTGTCATCATAATGTTTTTAACCCTGTATTAAATGATAATGATATTCTTTTTTCTTTTTTATTCATATTAGGTTGAACTCTGTGAGACAACCATGAAGGAAATAAATACAATCTACCTTCAATTGCAGGAAAATACCAGTTAAAAGAATTAGTTTCTGTATACTCTTCAAAATTTTTAGACATCCAATCATGCTCCATATGATCAGAGGGATGTTTAAAAACTATATCTCCGCAATTTTTTGGACATTTTACATAATATACTCCAGATATTACAGAGAGTGGATGAATATGCATTTCATTCATATCTTTATATTCATTAACATTAGCCCATATGTTTGTTAAATTAATTTTAGATTTTCTTTTAAACTTTTGTTGTATTCCATATTCAACACAACATTTAATTATATCCGCAAATAAAGGATGTAATTCTTTTGTATCAAATTTTAAATTACTACTTTGCCAACCGCCTACATTACTTAAAACTCTACTTTTTTCTTTTTTCTTTAAATTTAAAATAAATTTTTCTAAAGTTTTATTATCTTGTTTAATGTCGTTAAACATAATTGGACAACCAAATATATCCATTCTTTTCATTGTACTATCTTTTATCATTTTCAAAAATTTGCATTGTGACTCTAGGGTGTTCAGCTGTTGGTACTATCATGGATACTGAATGCTCTAAAAATTTATTATTAACAATAATTTTATTATATTCAGGTAAGATACCTTTTATTTCATTATTTTCTTTATATAAAAATATACCACCATCGTTTTCATCCCAAACATCATTTAAATAAATAGTGGCCGAAAATTTATTACCTTTATCACTATGGAAAGGAATATAAGAACCCCTATCCCAAATGTATAAATTATAAGCTGTGTTTTTAATTTTAACATTTTTAAATTCTGGTATTTCTTTTAAATCTTTAGTAATTTTATTTATTAATTTTTTATCTATAATTTTTAAAATATTAACTGGATTAGATCTTCTTACTATAGATTCTGCCCAAATATAACTATTTTTCCAATGGGGTTTTTCTTGTGCTATGGTTTCTCTTAAATAAGAAAAACAATCTACTAAAGTTTTTTCAGATAATATTTTATTGTAAACTTTCATTTTTAAATATTGTTGATGTTGCTAAAACCAATCTATCTTTAGATTCTTTTCCTTTTTCAGGAGTATGTAAAATATTAGATTCCCACATAAACCATGTATTTTTTTTAGGTATTATTTTTAATTCATAAAAATCTTCTTTAAAAAGAGTACCGTAACTAGTATCTGTTAAGTACATTAAACCCGAAACACCTTTTTCATTGTTTTTAACAACATGGTTGTGCCAAGCTTGTTTTATATCACTATTTTTCTTAGTTAAAAAAATCCATGCTTTTGTTTTATACATTTCATTTTTTTCTTTATTAAAAAAATATTTAATTAAATTAAAATAGTTATCTTTTATATTGTTAAATTCTTTGTTTTTTAAATTAAAAACATTTGAATCAGACTGTAATTTAGGGTGAATACATTTTGGTGAACTCATACAACAAGGATTTGAGAAAACGTATTTTTTTAATACGTTATTTAATGTTTTATTATTTAAGTCTATGTAATTACCCATTATCATATTTTTTTAAACGGAGGAGGTAAACCAAGAGATTCCCTTCCATCAAATTTTACTTTTAATTTTTTTGATGTTTTTAAACTATTATAATGTAAAAACACTTGATTGCACATTTGACCTTTAAAAACATCTCTC